ACAATTAGACATACCAAAAAAGACTTCTGACCTAGACCAAGTACATATTAATGCTTGGATATGCGGAAACCAGATACTAAGAGTAGTATTAAACCCATTTGTACCAGAAAGATTACCTTATCAAGTCGTACCTTACGAAAAGAACCCTTATAGATTCTTTGGTGTAGGTGTAGCTGAGAATATGGAAGATGCACAGCTTCTTATGAATGGTCATGTACGTATGGCTATAGATAACTTAGCATTAGCAGGAAACCTTATATTTGAAGTAGACGAGAACATGATGGTTCCAGGTCAGTCTATGGACATCTATCCTGGAAAAATATTTAGAAGACAATCAGGTGCTCCTGGCACAGGTATTACTGGAATTAAGTTTCCAAGTACTGCTGTAGAAAATTTACAAATGTATGATAAGGCAAGGCAGCTTGCTGACGAAGAGACAGGTATACCAAGTGTAAGTCATGGTCAAACAGGCGTGACTGGTACTGGTCGTACTGCATCAGGTCTATCTATGTTAATGGGCTCTGCCTCTTTAGGCATTAAGACCGTTATTAAAAACATAGATGACAATCTTCTAAGACCTTTAGGGGAAAGTATGTTTATGTGGAACATGCAATTCTCAGAAGACGAAGATGACATCATGGGTGATTTGGAGATCAAACCTAAAGGAACATCGTCTGTAATGCAGAAAGAAGTAAGATCACAAAGGTTAACAGCGTTACTACAAACAGTAACAAATCCTATGCTTGCTCCTTTTGTTAAGTTACCTACGTTGATTAAAGAGTTAGCTATAGCTCAGGATATGGACCCTGACGAATTAGTTAATGATATGAACGAAGCACAAATATTTGCTGAAATGTTAAAAGGATTGAACAATGGACAAACAAATGGCGAAACGGCTCCTGCCCCTGGTGAACAACAAGGACCAATGGGAGCCCCTCCAGGAGTTCCTGCAGCAGCAAACCCAAATGACCCATCAGGCGTTGGTGATGGCACAGTCGGAACAGGAAATGCGCCAACTCCAGGGGAAGGCAACTTTACTGGCAACCCTCCTCCAGTTGAAGGAATGGGTTAGAGCAGAGGCGGAAAGGAAAGATGGCTAGAATTAAAATTACAACCGAAAAAGAATCACAGGCTAACATTAAAAGGTTAGAGGGTGGTTTTCGATCTGACGTACATATGGTTTCTAGTAAAATAAAAGATACAGATGAAACTGTAGATATTCCTCATATTGGTTATGGTTTTAAAATTGACAAAGAAGACTATGCTTTTTATAATCTTTTAGAAGACGGAACACAAGACTTTAGTAAACCTGCATACAAAATGGATAAAAATGTAGCAGAAAAACGTTTTTTAAAAGAATATAATAAAGCTCATACGGCTGCAAAAAATTTAGCTAAAGAAAAAGATGTTACAGAGTTTGAAAGAATAGCTGTTTTTACTGATTTAGCCTATAACATGGGAACCGAATGGCATTTAAAGTTTCCTAGTGCTATGAAAGCTTTAGATAATAAAGACTATCTAGAATTTACAAAAGAACTACTTAGAGGAGAAGACAAAGCTACAAAATCTTTTTATGTAAATGATGTAGGCATAGGTAGAGTTACTCAAAATACTTTACCGTTTGGCTATGACCATACTGAAGATTATAATAGTGGGGCTTTATACCAGTTTGAATCTTCTGCACCTGCAACTGACTCTTTTTTTAATATGGATACTAATGTAAAAGTACAAGCAGTACCAGGAAACAATGAACACGAAGAAAACAATTCAAAAGTTTCAGGAAACGTAGGTTTACGTGCAGATTCTTCTTTAGGTTTTATAGAAGCAAATATAACTGACCATAAAGACGTATACGGTAAAATGGGTGTAAATCTTCCTGGAGCTACTTTAACAAAAGACACTGATAAAATTGCCGAACTTAGATCGGCTACATTTACTTTGGGCGACTATACTCTAAATGGTAGTGTACACAGCGAGAAAGGTTTTAATTTAAATCTTTTTACAAAAGGATTAAACCTAAATGCTAGTGAAAAACATGTAGCATTAAATTATGATAAATTATCTGCTATACTTACCCCTAATCAAATTTCTGCAAAATTTAAGGTTAGTCCAGATTTTGTTGTTAGCTTAGGAAAAAAATTTCAAGGAGATGGCGATGTAAATGTTGGGCTCCAAAAAAACATGGAATTTTTTGGGGGTAAACTAAAGTTTAAAGCGTCTCAAACTTCTGGAGGAGCTTCTTCAGCAGGTATTAACTTTACAAAAACTTTAGGTAAAGCTGAAGGCGGAGAAATAGGCATACCTCCACTTGACCCTATCTTACCAAACCCTACCCCACCAAGCCTTACATCCCCAGTCTTACCTAACGAAACAGTACAACCTACAGGTTTTGTAGATAACCCCCAACAAGTAGATACTTCTGAGGGTTTCTATAAATACAACCCTGCTCCTAATGAGTCTGCAGCAGATTTTGCAGCTAGGATGCCTGATGAACAGTCTGTAGAAACTACTGTTGCAGATAATAGTTCTTTTAAACCGCCTGAAGGTTATGTAAGCTCTAGAATATCAAATCCATTTATGGGCGGTTCTAGTTTTGGTAGGGGGAGTGATGGAAGTACCAATACTAGTAGTACAAATACATCTGGTGGATATTTTCCTAAACCACCTCCAGGTAACAATGATTTAAGTTTTAGTGAGCAAAACGCCCTAAATTTACTAGGTACTATAGGTGATGTGAAGGCTTCAGGAAGCTTTGACAAAGATTATGATCCTAGTGTTATTCAAAACGAAGATGCTATATACAACATTCTTAAAGAAGGTCCTTTTTCTTGGCTTGATACTTACGAAGATAGTGTAGACACTATGTTTGATGGTACGTATGGTTTAGATGAACTTTATACAACTGATTTTGATACTGCTTTAGATAGTAGTATTAAAAGATACACAGACGCAGGATATACCCTTACTGAAAAAGATATGTTAAGTTTAAGTGGGGCTGCTTCAGCATCAGCTAATATAAAAAAAATAATGAGAGAAGTAGAAGCAACAAAGCTAGATACAACTTTTACTTTTGGCGATGATAGTAATGATATAATGTTAAGAGATGATAACGGTGCGTTAATGCGAGATGGTTTAGGTAACGTTATAACTGGTTCAGGTCAAGGTAATGATATTTTCTTACGTAATGATGATGGGTCTGTAATGCGAGATGCAAACGGTGTAGCTATGATTAATACTAATCAGGCTTTAATATCTGGAGGCGGTACTGAAATAGACATATTAAATTCACCTAACATGTCTGAGTTAGGGTATGATAATACTACAATAGCTAACTCAAGCGGTTTAAATACAAAAAACTTATCAGATGCTACATTAGCAACTATAATGGCACCTAAAGATGCTGAAGCGTGGTATAAAACTTTGGGTGACGCACATGTAGGAACAATAAGTAATACAAGTATAGAACTTAGAGATTTATATGACGAATTTGGTGCTACTGCTTTTACTTATTTTATAACTGAAGATGCAGGGCTTGCAGTAACAGCAGGAGCTAGTCAATTTATAAAATCAGAAGGGGTTAGAATACTTGCAGATAATGCAGGTGATGCTGCCTTTAAAGTTCATTCCCCTAAAATAAATGCTATGACGACCAATGCTGAAATTAATACTTATCTTAAAGCAGAAACAGGTTTAGATTACAATTTATCTGGCGATCTTCAGACTAATAAAAATGCAGCAAATTCAGCCTTAAAAGGTAAAGCTTCTGAAAATTTTACTACATACGCTACAGGTGCTGCTACTATGCTCCAAACTCTAGCTATGGGTGGAACAATGGAAGATGCGGTTATTGCAGGTGGGCAATCCATAGTAACATCTTTAGGTGCAGAGCCTTTAGGAGAACTGTTAGGTTTTAGTGCTGTAATGCCTGCTGATATTTCAATTATGAATCCAGGTGCACAAGCAGTAGGTGGAGCCGCAATTTCAGCAATCGTAGCTTTTGCTAGGACAGGTGATTTAGGTCAAGCCGCTATATCTGGAGCTACTTCGTATTTAATGCACGTAAATCCTGTATTAGGATTTTTAGCTATGGGTGCACAAATGATTATAGGAAATCCTGACCCTAAAAATTATGCAGGTTACACTGCATTAAATCTTAGTGATATGTCTGCACAAAGCTATTCCCACGGTGATGTAGATGGTAATAAAGCAAGTCCTGAAAATGTTAAATTTACTGCACAGTCTATGGATTTAGTAATACCTATAATTGAAGACATAAAGCAAACCTATGGGATTACAGAAATTATTGGGGATATAGAGCTGTCATATGGTGATAGAGATGGTTTTTTCTTAGCTGTAACAGAAGATAAAGATATAACAGGGTTTACAAATAGAGCTACCTACAATGAGGCTGAAGGTGAGCTAGACACTAATAAAATATTCCAAAGAAAACTTAACAGCATGGAAGGGTTGCAAAACCATGTTATAGAATTGTTTGATTGGGCAGCACAAAATATGACAGTAGACGGTGTTTTAGATTTAACTAATATTAATGATAAGTACAATCAATTTATGTTTGATAGAGGTACAGAAATAGTAAGAACTAAAAAAAATGACCCTATACTTGGTCCTGCTATACAAGCAGCTTCCTCTGGTTTTGAAAAAGGCGGAAAAATACTTGACAAAACCTCTAAAGTGTTGTATAATAGTAACCAAGCAAAGAATTATGGTTTAGTAAACAAAAAAGGTAAAGCTGCACCATCTAAAAGGGCAGATGACGTTCCAATGAATTTAAATGAGGGAGATTATGTACTTTCTCAACCTGCTGTAAATCTTTACGGCAAAGATACAATAAAAAGAATGGTAAATAGAGCTTCTAAAGAGGCAGGTACCAATCTTAAGTCTGGTGGTAAAGTACCAGTAAATGTGCACAACGGTGAATACATTATACCAAAAAATTTAACGAAATATATAGGCTCCAGTGTTCTAGAAAATATGAACAACAGGGGTCTTATGTCAGTTGGTGATAAGACCAACACTTAACCGATAGCTACTTGCGAAAGCAACCCTATCACTTTAATAACTAATATGGGCTACCTGCAGCAAACAGCCCCCATTGAGGTACAGATGAACGAAGAAAACCTAAAGGAAGAACAAGATTTAGAACCTGCTCCATATCAAGGAGCTTACAGAAATGAACTAGAAGACGAACCAGAAGTGGACACCCCAGAAGAGGATACTCAAAAAGAGGCTACTCCACAGGCAAAATCAGAAACTAGTTTTGTAGAGAAGACCGAATCAGCAGAACCTACACATGATTATAAGAAAAGGTATGATGATTTAAAGAAACACTATGACGCTAAGATTGAAGAATTTAAAGGAAAAGAAACAGAACTTTTAAGTTTGGCAAAACAAGCATCTGATGGTGGTACTAATTATAACCCACCTAAAACCCCTGAAGAACTAGAAAAGTTCAAAGAGGAATACCCAGATGTTTATAACGTTATAGAGAGTGTGGCTTATTCTCAAGCCGACAATAAGACTAAGAATCTGCAGTCAGAAGTTGAAGAACTTAAGAAGGAAAGAGTACAGCTAACTAAACAGAAAGCTGAACAAGAACTTTTAAGATCACATCCAGACTTTATGACTATTAAATCAGATGAAGAGTTTATTAGTTGGTTAGAAGATCAACCACCCTCCATTGCAGACGGAGTTCTTAAGAATAACACGGATGCAAGATGGGCTTCGAGAGTTTTAGATTTATATAAAGCCGATAAGGGTATTAAACGTACATCGAAACAGAAGGCTAGTTCTGCAGCCGATTATGTTCCAACTAAAAGAAAATCGGAACCTAATAAAGGTAAAAAGGAATGGTCCTCTGAGGAAATAAGACGGATGAAACCTCACGAATTTGAGAAGTACGAAAAAGAAATTGACTTAGCAAGAAGAGAGGGCAGAATCCGTTAGTTTATTAACTTTTAACTAATAAGGATACTAACATGGCTATATCAAGCTCAGCAGGTTATACTAATCTGCCTTCAGGTAATTTTTTACCTGAGATTTACAGTCAAAAAGTTCTTAAATTCTTCCGTAAAGCTTCAGTTGTTGAGGATATTACCAACACTGACTATACAGGAGAAATTGAAAACTTCGGAGATACTGTAAGAATAATAAAAGAACCAACAATCTCTGTCTCAGCATACACTAGAGGCTCTTCTGTTAACACACAAGACCTTTCAGATGATGAAATTCAATTAACTATCGACAAAGCTAACGCATTTGCTTTTAAAGTAGACGACATTGAAGAAAGACAAGGGCACGTTAATTTTGAAACACTAGCAACGTCAGCAGGTGCATATGCACTTAAAGACAGCTATGATTCAGAAGTTCTTACTAACATGGCTTCAGCGGTTACTTCAGGTAACACTTATGGTGCCGATCACGCAACAAACTCAATAGATACAGGCTTCGGAACAGACGAAGTTGACCCTGTTAACGTACTTGCTCGTCTAGGAAGACTTCTAGATGACGGAAACGTTCCAACAGATAATCGTTGGGCTGTCGCTGCTCCAAGATTCTTTGAAGAATTACAACAAACTAGTTCAAAATTGCTTGACGCTAACTTCTTAAACGAAGCTAACTCACAGTTAAGAAATGGTTTAGTGGTTCCTCAACTAATAAACGGTTTTAGACTTTATAAGTCTAACAATATGCCTGCTGCTTCTACAAGTAATGTGCATACTGTTCTAGTGGGGCATCAAGGTAGTACATCTACTGCTTCTCAGATTGCTAAAACTGAAGTTGTTAGAGACACAGAATCTTTCGCTGACATTGTTCGAGGCTTACATGTTTATGGTAGGAAAGTACTACGTACTGAATCCATAGCTAAAGCTTTCGTTTTACTAGATTAAGGGGAGAATAACTAATGGCTACTTTAACTAAAACAGGTGGAACAGGCACTATCGGACATGTTTCTGGTAATGGCGTTTCAAAAGCATATGTACAATCATCAGTAATTGATGGTACATCAACCGCTTTAACAAACGGTGACGTTTATCAAGCAATCAATATTCCTGCTAACACAGTATTATTGGGTGCAGGTATTGATAAAGTTACTGCAGGAACAGGTACTGGTACTCTCGCATTAGGCGATGGTACAATTACTTTTGTTGCTGCTGCAGTAGTTTCTGCTGTAGGTGCTATGGCAGGATTGGATAATGTTAATGAAACATTTGTCCAATACCCTGTGACAAATACGCTAGACGTAACTGTAGGTACTGCAGATGTTAATGCTAAAGTCCGAGTATGGGCTGTATTAGCAAACACTGAAGGCTCAGTGGGTGATGACGCTGTAGGCGACACATACGCTTAACGACTAACTAGGGTGGGGGGTTAATTCTCCCCACCTTTTTACAAGGAAACAACATGAAGAATTTATTAATAGTGCTTTTTGTAGGTTTAGGATTAGTAGGATGTGCAGGAAGTGCAATCAACATCTCTGCGGATATACCTAAAGAACAAGAAGTGGTAATTTCAATAGAAACTAAAAAAACTAGCGATTAATTATGGCACAAGAAATAAGTAAAGAATTGTTACATCTATTCTTATGTATAGCAACTGTATTTTGTTTATACCTAAGTCTTTCGTCTTTTATGGCAAAAGAATTTGCAACGTTCTTATATTTATTACCTGCCAATGGTGCGGCAGCTTGGTGGTTATACAGAAAGCTCAATGACTGATTCAACATTTGTATCAGCAGGAGCTGCACCATCAGACACAAACAGGACAGACATCTACGAATGTCCTAGTAATTTTAAAGGGATTGTAAAGTTTATAAACGTAGCAAACGTAAATTCAGGTAACAAAACAGCTAAGATAGAGTACTATGATTCATCTGCTACTACATATTATGCCTTATCAGGTGCAACATCTATAGCAGGAGAAGGCTACATAAACTGGACAGATATAAATTTAGTATTAGAAGCAGGGGATAAAGTAACAATAACTGCAGGAACAGCAAGTACAGTACATGCCACAGTAGGCGTAGAACTAATTTATAATCCACTAACAACGTAGGTAGAACATGGCAACATTTATTACATTGGTTAACAAAGTATTAGTAGAGTTAAACGAACCTGAACTATCTACTTCAGCAGATTTAACCTCGGCAGCAGCTACCGTAGGCATACAGTCTACTGTAAAAGAAAATGTAAATAAATCTATAAGAGACATATCTACTTCAGAAGTAGAATGGTCTTATTTAGTTGCAGCAGGAACACAGGCTTTAACTGCAGGTATTATGGAATACACTGCACCGACAGCAGCAAATACAATCGACTGGGATAGTTTTATTTTACTACCTACAGAACTTGTAACTAATGGTACATACACTAGTAACATAACTGGTTGGACTACTTCTAACTCAGGAACTGGTGCAGGTACTCACTCTACTGATTCATTATCTTTAGCAGCAGGGTCAGGAACAGCAGCAGTTTATCAAGCTCTGTCTGTAACTAAAGGTAGACAATACATGGTAACTTTTGCTATGAAAAACTCTGCTGATTCTGGTACAGTTTTAAACCCTAGTTTAGATGTATCCATAGGTACAAGTGCATTAGCAACTGATGTAGCTACAGGAAGTTATACATCTGCAAGTGGGTCTAATGATGAAGGGGATTTAAGCTACCATAACTTTACATTTGAAGCGTCTGCTACAGCACACTTCTTAACTATTAAAAATACTGTAGCATCTTCTACAGTGCTTGTAGATAACGTAAGCATAAGAGAAAATATCCATCCTAAAAGTTTAAAGTATTTAAATGAAGATGAATGGAGACAAAGAGTCGCAAGTACCGATAAACATCAAAACCCAGATCACTACTCAGAGCCTGACCATGTATATAAAACCAACAGTTCTGCTACAGCACTTACATTTGGAGTATCACCTGTACCTGACAAAAGCTCTTATTCAGTTGAGTTTGATTACTATACTACCCCTACAGATTTATCTGCTTCAAGCGATACGCCTAGTCTACCAACTCGTTACCACGACCTTATAGTAAAAAGAGCTTCTTATTACACTCTTCTTACACGTTCCGATCCCCAAGTAGCTCAAGTGTATTTACAAGAGTATAGCTATGGCTTACAGAGAATGAGAACAGATTTGTTAAACCGTAAAAATTACATGTTTGCTGTCTAATGGCAGATATGTTAAACCCATTTGTAGTTAACTTCAGAGGCGGCTTAGTCCTGAATAAATCTCAGTTTGAGATGGAGCCAGGAGAAGCTATGGAGTTAAGAAACTTTGAGCCTGATGTAGGCGGTGGGTATAGACGTATTTCAGGTTTTGCTAAATTTAATACAAACGAAATAACTTCTGGAAGCACTACAGGTCCACTACTTATGTCAGCTATATATAAAAATCAAGTAATAGCTGCTAGAGGTACGGAAGTATTTAAAGTTCCTTCAGGTACAGATTCTATAACACAAATAGATTCTGGTAGAACTAATGCAAGTAGATACGACTTTGACACGTTTAATATAGACGGAACAGATAGAATTATATGGGCTGATGGAATAAACAATGCCTCACATTATAATGACAGTTCTGTAACTGACGTAAACGGTACAGGTGCTCCTGCTAATCCTAAATACGTAAAGATATTTAAAAACCATGCTATTTACGCAGGAATGTCTGCAGCAACACAAAAAATAATATTTTCTGCTCCTTATGCCGTAGGAGAGTTTAGTGCTGCTAAAGGTGCAGGTTCTATATCTGTAACCAGTACTATAACAGGATTAAAAGTATTTAGAGAACAGCTATATATATTCTGCGAAAATGCTATATTTAGACTAGCAGGCAATAGTATTGCAGATTTTCAAATGCAACCAGTAACAACTAATGTAGGTTGTATTGCACCTCAAAGCATACAGGAAGTAGGCGGTGACTTAGTATTTTTAGCTGCTGATGGTTTAAGAACAGTTGCAGGTACAGAAAAAATTGGTGACGTAGAGTTAGGTGTTATATCTAGACCTATTCAAAGAAGATTTACAGAATTAAATTATTCTATACTAGCTGACAAAGTTAGTTCAGTAGTTATAAAGTCTAAAACACAATATAGAATATTTTTTGCTAATCAAGCTGCAGAAACTGAAGCTACAGGAGTTATTGCTGTTTTTAGAGGAGATAGATGGGAATACTCTGATATAAAAGGTATCAAACCTAATTGTGCAGATAGTGGTTACATAAGTTCCGTAGAATTTACAGTGCATGGCGGTTATGATGGTTATGTATACAAACAAGAATCTGGTAGTACATTTACTAATGCGGCTAATGCTACATTAAGCATGGAAGCTAGGTTTAAATCAGCTCATCTAACTATGGGCGATCCTGGTATTAGAAAAAGATTTCACAGAGTAATTTTAAACTATAGACCAGAAGGTGCATTAACTACTAACTTAGGGTTAGAGTATGACTTTGGTTCACAAGATGTACAAAACCCAAACAGTATACCTTTTACAGAAATTGCAGATTTAGCTCTTTATGGTTCTGCTACATATGGTAGTTCAATCTATGGTGGTGCAGAATTTATACTAGTAAGACAACCTATAACAGGTTCTGGGTTTGCAGTAGCAGTACAATTTACAGAAAAACAAAACGAAACATCGACCCCTTATTCTTTAAGAGGATTTAGTTTAGAATTTGCAGCAGCAGGTAGGAGATAAGCAATGGCAGGTTATTCATCAAGACAATCAACCTTTACAACTGGAGATACTATTACAGCAGCTCATAGTAATAATGAGTTTAATGCAGTATTAGCAGCTTTCCATGTAAGTACAGGTCATAAACATGACGGAAGTACAGCAGGGGATGGTGGTCCAATATCTACATTATTTAGTAATGCTGTTAGTATGGGTACAGGTGCAGATACCGATATAGCTCTTACATTTAATGCTAACTCAAATGATGGTGTTATAACATGGATGGAAGATGAAGATTACTTCCAGTTTTCTGATGATGTATTAATTAGTACTACAGAAAAAATACTATTTAGAGACACTGCAATATACATCAACTCTTCTACTGATGGTCAACTAGATATTGTTGCAGATACTGAAATACAAATAGCTGCTACAACTATTGACATGAACGGTAATGTAGATATATCAGGTTCTTTAACTTTAGGTGGAACTGCTATAACATCTACTGCAGCAGAACTAAACATTATGGATGGTGGAACTTCTGCTACTAGCACTACTGTAGCTGACGCAGACAGAGTAGTATACAACGATGCAGGAACTATGAAACAAGTTGCTGTTACTGATTTAGATACTTATATTTCTGCTACATCAAAAACTTTAACAAACAAAACACTTACAAGTCCTGTATTAAACACAGGCGTTTCAGGTACTGCTGTATTAGACGAAGATAACATGGCTTCTAACTCAGCTACTCAGTTAGCCACACAACAATCAATTAAAGCTTATGTAGATGCTACTGTAACTGCAGAAGATTTAGATGTTACTTCTGATAGTGGTACTATAGCTATCGACTTAGATTCTGAAACATTAACTATTG